TCAATTTCAGTAGGTGTCCCTTTCCACTGAGGTTCTCCTTTAACCTTTTTAATATGGTGTTTTTTGTATGCAAGTATTACACACTCCTTTGGGTTATATATGTAGGGACTAGACGGACTCATCCAAGATCCCCAAGCAGTTGTTTTACTTCTGTGTGGTGATTCTTCTTCCAAATCAACAATACCGAAGAAACCAAATCCAATTTCCTTCATAATTTGCCACATCTCCGATACAAAGAATATTCTTCCACCTTTCTTTTGTCTGTTGATTTCGTATGGGATATTCAAAGCAATTCGTCCATCGTCTTTTAATACATTATATGCTTCAGTTAACCAATTTTTACTAAACACTTTGTATTCCTCAAACTCAACATCATCTTCGTGTACATCATAATCAATACCAACCCCATAAGGACAGCTGGTTACAATTAAATCCACACTACCTTCAGGTAATGTTTTCATTACCTCAATACAATCCCCATTAATTATTCTTCCTGTTTCTATCATTTTTTCTCTAATGTTTCAATGTGATGTTGTAAGTACCATAAGGCTTTCTTTAGATCCTCAAGTTCTTTATCCTTATTCTTTTTTCCTGCTCTTGAGATATACTTTACGGTATTACCCAAACTGAACCCTAAGTCCCACGCATCAATCACCTTGATGGCTTCATAAAGATTATCCGATCCTCCATAATGACTTGGGTGATTAACTTGTTCTTTATTGTTTTCCATTTTATTGTTTGTTTTATGAGCCCAAAATACTCCATCAATATAATAGGTATTAAATCCATACCAGTCAAATGAATCAACAACTTTATTTACCCCCTCTGTTGGGTCTTTTGAGGATTTATAATCATCCAAATATATTATACCATTATCGCTTACAAAATTAATCAGATTATTTAAATCTCCCCTAACACATTCTTCAAAATGACACCCATCAATCTCAATAAAATCAAATTTACTTTTTACCGTATCTAAAACTCTTGGGACAACTTCAAGTGAGTTACCGGGAATAAGATTCAAATGTATGTTAAATTTTTTATAATGTTCAACAAGAATTTCAAAGTTATTAATCACATTATCATGCTTGCAATCATCAAAGATTAAAATTCTAATTGGTTCTTGATTAAAGTTTGGGTCATCGTTTTTGAGTTTAACCAATGAATCACATATTAACTTCATTGAATGTCCTTCGTTAAAACCTACCTCAATAATATTTTTTGGTTTTGTTTGATATACAAGATCTTGTAAGGTGTACATTCTTTCGGGATACCAACTAATGTTACCTTCACCGCAACCAACTACCATTCCTTTTAATAACTCCATTTTAATCTTTTTTTTCAATTATATATAATGGATGTATTGTTTCCGATTTAACAATAAATCTTAATTTTGTAATTTTAAATTTATCTTTTGCGTATGACACTTTTTGTTCAAAATTCATCCCTTTTATGTCAAACTTTAACCCATTGATTACCGCACCTGTTGGATCTAAATATTGAATTTTTACCCCAACAATATTAAAAAACTCTTTTGGATTAACAACATCCTCAGTTGTTTCAACAAACTCGGTTGTGAAAATGATGTCTTCACCTTCGTTGTAAATTTTATATTTCCTGAAAAGGTATGGTTTGATATCCATCCCTTCCAATTCAATCAACCATCTATTTGTTTTGAGTGGTTCATACATTCTAAAGTCTGTGGTAATTATTTTTTCAGCCATTTATATTAAATTTTATATATTTTATGATTTCATCCGTGTTAATATTCTCACAATACATCTTATAAACTTCCTTTGAAAATTCATCAGAAATTATGATGCAATCCGCAGAGAGATACGTTTCAAGATTATGTAGATTATTGATGATATTTTCTTTTTTTAATATCCGTTTGTTGAACCCCATTCTTCCTTTATCTTTTCTTGGTTTTCTTCTTTGTTGATTTTATTGATTAAGGATCTAACTTCTTTTCCTAAATCATAATCATTTGGATTTTTTTCAACCAAATATTTAATTAACAAAATCAAATTTTCTTCCATTTTATAATATTTTAATATTTTCAAATTTTTCTTCATCAAATTGAGATTGACGAATAGTATTAATTAACTTTCTTTTGAATAGTGGTAGTAGGGTTTCATTAATGGGGAATATATCACTACACGTCATCTCAAAAACAGGTAATGAAGATCTTTCATCCTCACCATTCCATTGTGAAAATGTATTTATTATTTTCGGTATTGTCAATTTTAGTTTTGGTTCAGAATATATTAAATTAACTAATGTCTTTTCTTCTGATGATTTTTTTGCCGCAGATTTAATATTATATTCCCAAAGATAAAGATTACCGGATTTCTTCTCGTTATAATAAAAATACCCTTTTTTAGTTTGTAGATTTTTTTTGTTTTTCTTTATATTGATCCCGATAGTATCAAATACTATTGACCATATTGACTTGGCAATGTTAAAGTATTCCAAAAGTCTGGGTGCAGTAAATGTTAATATCTTAACAAATTCCTCATTCTCGGTTTGGGACATTTCGGGAATCTTTTTTATTTTGAGATCTCTAACTAATAACTCATCATCAATTGAGTCAAATTTTTTGTCAGTGTAGATTAACTTTTTTTCTCTGATTAAAGTTTGGACATTCGCCAAATGAAGGGATAACTCAATAAATCCAGGGTATAATTCCATATTATCAAGCTTTTCTCCCATCTTTTGGAAATAACTCAATAATTTATACTCTTTGTGTTCTCTATCTATCGGATCTTCAAATAACCAATCGGTATCCATTAGAAATTCTATCTTCTTATTTTTTCGTTTTCTTGTCATTTAGACAAAAATATAACACAGATTATGTTATCTGTAAATTGTTGATTAGCCAATTCTCATAACAATATAACCATCATAATAATCATATGTTCCATCATAACCATTTAAATTACCATAATCCTCATCATTAGATAAACCTCTTATAAAATCATCTTTGTCAATAAAATATTTAATTTCCAAACCATGATCTTTGATCCATCTCAATGGATCGTTTCTAACTTCATCCTTTTTATCCTCAACAATTTCTTCAACCGAATCTTCATCCAAATCCCCTTCAGGATTTTCTTCAATTTCTTGTATTTCATATTCTATATCAGAAATTCTACTTTCACGATCATCTTGGTGATCATCAGTGTCTTCATCATCATATAATTGTCCTGGTTGTACTACAGAACCATCTTTATATAATACCCATCTTGTTCCATCATATTTTAATTGGAATCTGTTATCATCTTCATCCATAAAATCAAAGATATTCCCACTTTCTCTGGTTTGATATTGTATTGGGGCTCTAACACCACCCTTTTCATACACCCATTTTTCCATTTTAAGAAGCCAAATCTCATCTTCTTGATAACTACTTAATTCTCTTTTTACATCATAACTTTCCGGTGATTCATATATATCATCTCTAAACATATCTTCAAGATAATCAGCGAGAGAATCTTTATCAATATATTCTTCAACTATATAACTATGAAAACTTTCATACCCAATTTCATCAATAAGATTTTCATTGTAGTCATATAATGATTTTCTAGCATCATCCTCACTACTAATCGCATATTCAATTCCTTCAGATAGTGATTCAAAAACATTCATTCTATAATGACCATATTTTCCTGGGATTAGATCATAAACATCAACGTATTTACTTAACTCATCAATTCTTTCTTGGATCTCATCATATTTTTCACTTAACTCATCGTAAAGTTCCTCATCGTCTTCAACTTCCATTCTTGATTCTACAGTCTCAAGTTCTTCTTTCAAATTATCTAATTCAACTTTTTCTTCATCAGACAATGCTTTAAGTTCGCCTTCTCTAACCGCATAGTTAAAAACAATATTCGCCATTAAACCTTCTTCATCAGTATCTTCAGGATCCCATATATTATTTTCTCTCCTACTATTAGCTTCATCAATTATTTTTTGTCTTGCAATTCTATCTAACTTATCCTGATATGGTGTACTATAATGAGATATATTACCAGTAACCGTAACATCATCAAGAGTTTGTATTTTACTACGCTGCAAAAATAAATTACCAACAACATATAATTTACCTAAATCTTGAACTGGAGTACTAGATAAATCCAAATTACCGAGAACTTTAATTGGTTTACCTTCAAATCTTTTTATTTTAGATAACACTCTACCATTGTAACCTGTGGCAGATAACAATTGTTTATATTCGCTAGCGGGAATTTCATAATATTCCCCCTCTTGTTCGTTGATCACATTTTTTATTATATTAATCAATTTTGATTCGGTAAGTTTTACAACTTTTTTCATATACAATAAATATGTTATTCATATTAAAATTATTTACATATTATCTTGTGTTGTGATATTTATATTAAAATAAACACATTAAAAACAATTGATGATGGGGTGTGGATGCAAAAATAAGAACAACGGTGGAAATACCACTACTCAACAATCAACAGCTCAGGGACAGCCTCAGCAAGTAAAAAATGCCACTGTTCAAGAGTCCGTTAAAAAAATTGTTGAGAAGTATTATAACAAAAGATAATTTATTTCTACCAAGAAATTAAAGGTGGTTACGTTAGTTTCCACCTTTTTTAATATTTATTAATATGAGTACAGGATTAGAAAAATTTATAAATCAATTTAATAATGGTGACTGGGATGAGTTTTCATCGGCATTTGGTAATGATGTTTCCAAATTTTTATCGTTAGTTAAAAGAAGAGGTTTATTAGATAGAATAAGTTTAGAAACGATTGATTATAACGATCCTGAATTAGTAAATTCTGTAATGCTAGCTCTTATTAACGATGACCCATCATATATAAATGAAATAATTGAATATAGTTTAGGTGATGTACAAATTCGTCCAGATGGGTATTATCTAAGATTAGATCGTTTAAACGAACTATCTGAATTTTTCAAAGACAATCAATATTCAATAGATTATAATGATAGGGATATTGTTGAAAAAGCGTTAGATGAGGACTGGTGGGAGCCTTTTTCAGATACGGTTTATGATGTTTATGATGATATTATAAAAGAACTTGATGAAAAAAATATTAAATTACTAGAAGAAAGAGTTCTTGAAATAGTTGGTAATCAGGAATTTTCTTTGGATGAATATTCAAGTCCTTATTTTAAGGATATATCTGACAACAATGGTAGATTTATAATAACCGAATCAAATATAGCGTCTATAGTTGGAGATAAGGACTCTATGAACTCTTTATTTAAAGGAGATCTATATGATTTAAAAAATCAACTTCGTTGGTTGGGTGATGAAGCTTATAATCAAGCATATAATGATGAGGTTTATGAAGATGTATTTAACGAACTTTCAACATTATTCATTGGTAGACACGACTGGGTTCAATCAAAAAAAAAACGAAAAAACCATACATACACCTTACATAAAAATACGAGACATACGTAGTGATATAATAAATTTTTTAGTTGAGTTTAAGGGGACAAATAAAAATCTTTATTCCGATATGTTAACATACACCAGTATGGTTACGGAATATATGTATAGTGCCGATGAATGGTTAAGAATTAGTGTTTCAGATTATGCTGATCATACAAAGGTTTCTCAATACATTAATGAAATGCTTCCTGATCGTCTTTATATGTAAACTATTTATAATGTTAATTTAATTTCATACAAATTGTAAAAAAAATATATGAGATTAATTAACAAAAATTCAAGAAGAGGTATTGTCAACCTATTTGCAGATTTCATTCTTTCTAAAATTGACAAAACAAATAAATCAATAATCCAAGTTTCTGATTGTGGATCTTTTATGGTTGTTAATGGTCTAACAACAAGTGAAACTCAATTAGATCTTATGGATATAAAATTAGAATTCATTGAAAAATTTGATGAACAACTAAAGGATCTTGAATACGGTCAGATTAATGTGATTGATATTATCAAATATGGTCAAGAAATTAATCCGATCTCTAAAGTTTGGTTTAAAACAAATAAATCTCCGTTTGTTGAGGAACCCGAACCAATAAGTGAATTATCAATAAGTTCAGAATTCCCATATGGTTACTCTTTAAATTGTGGTAGATCCGCTATCTATTACTCTCACTATATTTTTAATCATATGTTTAATTTAATGAACGTTGATGAGGTTATGTTTTTCTACAATACAGATATTGATGAGTCGGAAGATTTTAAAATTAAAATTGTTTCAGATTCTAAAATACACAAAGAAAGGATAAAATCTCTTATATTAGATGTCTTTGATTTTGATTTAACCTCATTTGAGGATCGTATAAAGGATTATAATCTTATTGACGATATACTTGATCCGAATGGTGAAAAACCATATCTTAAACAGGATCTATTGGAACACGTAATTTTATTTTAAAAAGAATCCCCACCTTTTGAGTGGGGATTTTTATTATCCATTAATCCATTTCTTTATTATTTTAACACCTTCATTGATATCCTCAAAATCTCTATCAGGGGCAAACAATTCACTTTTGGGATCTGTTTCAGGTTCTTCTATTAATATGAAAGCTGGCACATATTCATTGTTTGTTATTTCAACAAACAAATTATATTCTTCCTCATATTCTTCAATATCTCTATCAACGAAATCAATATTTTCTTTTACCAACATTTCTTTCATGTCTTCACAAAAAGGACATCCTTTCATTGTGAATAAAACAACAACCTTATCCATTTATTAATTCTTGAACCAAACCTTTTATTTCATTTTCTTGTAGAACTCCTACTTTTGTATTTGTTACATTTCCTCCGTTGAATACTTTAATTGTTGGTACGCTCCTAACCCCTAATGCCATTGCAACTTCTCTATTTTGATCAACATCCATTGAGTACATTTGAACGTCTGTTGTATTTTCCGCAGCAACTCTTTCAAATATTGGTTTCATTGACCGACAGGGTTGACACCAGGACGTTTCTAATTTTAGAATTATTTTTTCACCATTTTTAATTTTTTCTAGTAATTTTTCTCCTGTAATTTCCATAATTTTTAATTTACGTTTTTCCAACTTCTA